CTGTCTATAGCTCCATTACTGACTACAGAAAAGGCGTTTTTCTGATAAATAACCTCTGTTATAGTATCTGGAAACTCAGGGCTTTCCACTCTGTTAAGTATCACGTCCACCACCAGACGCTTACCGTATGCGTCCTGATTGCCGGCCTCAGCCTCTACCACGTGAGCCAGTAGCTCCAGACTGTCATGATATAACTCTGTCGGTATGTCATCCGGCGTACTTACCACCTGAGGCTCATACACCACGCCCAGCGCCTTAGTCTCATTGTCAGCCTCTACTATGTACTTTTGGAGGCCTACCGGCTTAGCTGGCGTTTCCTCATGTGCTGCTGCCATCCTTGCTATCGCAATAATGCAACCGATAAGCAGACCCAGTAAGAGGCTTATTATCTTGTCCTTATTCATTCACTCACCTCCTTGATCTCGTATGTAATTTTTATGTTTTCCTGTGCCTCCAGTAATTCTATGAGAGTCCTTAAGATACTCTCACCTGTAGGCTGTGCTCCTACTACTTCCATACACTTACCTCTCTAAAAAGTGTTTGTTTCTAAACTTTTTGGGTAAAAAAATATAAATGTGCGTCTGCAAGTGGGATATGTAATAGGTCACAGGCCTTAGCGATTTCTGACGCTTTCCACTGTACAGAGCCATTTAAGCGCTGGTTAAGAGCTGTCTTACTCATTCCCATAGCCTCAGCAAAAGCCTCCTGAGTATCAAACACCTCTTTGATTTTAAGTTTTAGTCTTTTGTAGTCCATAGTCTCACCTCCTAAAAAGTATTTGTTTCTAAACTTTTTGCTTATAAAAAAGTGTAGGTTTCTAAACTTCCTACGCCTTTTATTATACTGATATAGTTTTGCTTGTCAATATGAAAAGTTGCTTTTTCTATACTTTTTTTTGGTTTTTCTGTGCTTTTAGTTGTTTTTTCAAAACTTTTATGGTAAATTTATCTTACAAAAGAGAGGAGGGAAATAAATGGAAAGTTATGAAAGACAGAATAGAGTAAGAGAGGCTTTACGCATAAGAGGAATGAAACAGGTAGAATTATGTGAAAAGACTAAGATTAAAAAGAGTTCACTTAATAACTGGTTACGCCAGCGCTGGCAGCCTAAACAGGACGCCCTGTTAAAAATGGCCAGAGTGTTAGACGTATCTGAAATGTGGTTAGCCGGTTATGATGTGCCTATGCAAAGACCTGTGGCACAAATAAAAAATGATGAGCTTGCACAGCTCATCTTTGAGATTAAAGAGGATGAGGATTTAAAAGACCTCTTTTCTTCTATATGTAGTCTAAGTGATGATCAGCGCTCTACCATTAAAAGCATGGTTAATGAGTTAAGTAAAGTCAACTCTTTGCACTGAGTAAGCTCTGTATGAGGTATAGTAGCTCTATATCTTCACACTTGTTTAACAGCTCTTTGATTGTTTTAATAATAAAAAGTTTTTCCATAGCTACACCCCAATAATCGAACAAATGTTTGTTTTATAACAATAATAATATTACTATAACTTTTCTAAAAATTCAATAGTAAAATTTTAGGAGGCTTATATATGGCACCGAAAAATAAAAAAATAGAGCGTATAGCCTGTTATGTCCGTGTATCATCACAAGAGCAAAAACTACACGGTCTATCTTTAGACGCTCAGCGTGACACTCTTAAGCGCTACGCTGAGGAACACGGCTTAAATATTGTAGAGTGGTATGAGGATGAGGGTATAAGTGGCCGTAAACTGATCAGACGTAGACCGGCACTCCAGCGTATGTTAAATGACGCTAAAGCCGGTAAGTTTGACCGTATTATATTTATTAAGTTAGACCGTTATTTTAGGTCTGTGGCTGAGTATTATGAGTGTCAGAAGATATTAGAGGCTAATAAGGTTACATGGACGGCTACAGAGGAAAAATACGACCTCACTACGGCTAACGGCCGTTACTGGGTCACTCAAAAACTGGCTATGGCAGAATATGAGGCAGATCAGACTGGTGAGCGTATTGACTTGGTAAATGAGTATAAAGTACGTACAGGACAGCCACTTACCGGCGCTAATAGTCAGGGCTTAGCTTTTACTGTGGGTAGAGATGAGACTACAGGCTTAAAAAATGTTATTCCCGATCCAGAAACTAAGGATATGGTCACTGATTTTATCAATCACTTTTTAACTCATCAATCTGTAAAGGGCAGCACAGTCTATGTTAATAATAAATACGGCACTACTCATGAATATCAGCAATTTAAGAGAATGTTACGTGATACTAAACTTTATGGCCACTATAGAGGTAATGACTTCTACTGTAAAGGTTACGTGGATAAAGCTACATGGGATAGAATACAAGCTCTTTTGTCCAGCAATGTAAAAAAGCGTAAAAATAATAGAGTATATCTATTTACCGGCTTAATTCTCTGCCCTTGCTGTGGACGTAAATTAACTGGTGTATCGTCCAGTAACAGAGTTAACAGGAGGCCTAGTGGTAAAGTTTATGTATATAGTCACACTATTTATCAGTACCGCTGCAATAAAGCTAAAATGTCTAAGACTTGTAGTTTTAACAAATATCCAAATGAGGAAAGACTGGAAAAGGCTTTATTAAATAACCTTAACCGCTTTATTAACAACCATATTACACACGTCAAAATAACAGCTAACACTAACACGCATACAGACGGTGTAAAAAACTCTATAGCTAACATACACTCTGAAATGAGTAGGCTTAACACTATGTATAGAAAAGGTAGGGTTAAAGAGGAGGAGTATGATAGAGACTATGAGGAATTGGAAAGACAGCTGGCAGAGTTGCAGGAGAGCCTAACACCTGTGGAGGAAAGAGACTTAAGCATATATGAGGAGTTACTGGCTAAAGATGACTGGAAACAGCTGTATAATGCTCTGAATAAAGAAAATAAAAGAGCTTTCTGGCGCAAGTATGTCAAGAGCATACAGTTAGATACAGAGGGTAAACTGGATGAGATAATATTTTTTTAGGCGTAGTGCTACTAACTACGCCGTACCGTTCGGCACACATATTAAAGTAGCACAACTAAAAAGGGGTTGGAAATATTGACAAAACAGACTATTGAGCGCCAAAAGGAAAGACTATTTAAAATGTATGCAAAAGACTTGATCACTTATGAGGAGCTTATGTTTTACTTAAGTAAGTTAGATGAGCCACTGTTAAAAGAGCCACCCACAATATACTAAACATAAAAAGAGCCGGTCAGTTATTGACCGGCTTTTATTTTTTCAACTTTTAATATTTCAACGTACTTATTTGTCAATTTAAAAAGTTCAAATTCCGCTTTATACATCAGTTCCGTATAAATAATATCATCTAATCTAAGTGTAACTTTTAACATATATTCCTCTCTTTCTGCTGGAGCTTAACCCCTCCAGCTGGGTCTATGTAGTTTAATACATATCTACTAAATTCCCATACTTATCAAAAAAATATGATTGTGTATTATTTACAAGTGCCTTTAATGCGTATGATGTAGGGTTTGCAAACCTGTACGTTACCACTGATATTAGTAAATTTTCTTTGTCATTTGCTAGTGCATAACTGTTACCACCGCACCAAGGCGTCATATACCAGTCATTACCTAGTATTTCACATATTAGAGTGAGTAATTCATTCCTTTTTGAAACAACTGTATTACTTAATTCATAAATTTTTTCTAATTGTTCACTGGTTAATTCTAAAAAACCTATATTATTTTTGTTTGTCATCATATCCTTTACCTCCTGTTTTGGTATTTATTTCCTGTTCCTTATGATGTTATTATAATATATAGCGTTATATATTACAATATACAGAATAGCCAAATATATAGCGTTATATTTGTTACTTTTGTATATAGCGTTATATAATAATAAATGTTAGTATTAAGTAAGAGGTGATACATATGGCAGAAGTAAGAGAAATAGTTGACGGTAACTTTATAGAGGGTGAATATGTCACCGTAAACATTAACGGCAATGTGGTAAAGCGTAAAGTCTACTATTCTAAAGACGCCGGTGACTTATATGTGTGGTGTAAAAACAGAAAATACTTTTACTGCGAATTTTATTAAATAGGAGGTGGCGCAATGGCCAATAAATACACAGAGGCTCAGAAAAAAGCGTCTTATAAATATCAGGCTGACAAAGTAAAAATACAAATACTTGTTAGCCCTGATCAGAGAGAGGCATATAAAGCACTGGCAAGCTCCAGAGGTCTTAGTTTAACTCAGCTTATAGTTAACTTATTAGAGGAGGCTAAAGATGGCAGATAACAATAATGACAAAAGCCCACTCTATACCGTTAACCATGAAAAAGCTGAGGA